AATATCATCAACATGTCTGACTTTATTTCCCCTATATTTAACCAAGTAACCATTACCCGTGGTTACGCCGATATTGGAATGGAGTACACTGACGAAGACAAAACTGGTAATATTGTACCTTTTCGTTCTCTTGCGGAAATTAGTTTCCTTAAGAGAAAGTTTAGGTATGATACAGATTTGTGTCGACATGTAGCTCCCTTGGACCTTGATACGATACTTGAAATGACAATGTGGGTCAGAGGAGATCTAGATCACAATGCTCGATGTGCCATTAACATAGAGCATGCATATCGTGAACTCGCTATGCATGGTCGTGATGTTTTTGAACATTGGAGTGTGATTCTGGATAAATTGGCTCACACCCACCTGACAAACCCTCCCATCCTATATGATTACATTGATTATGTAGGACAGGAATTTGAATGGTAAAGGCTCCCGGAATAGGGCTCTCTATCTACGGTGTAAAGTATGAGAGCAGCAAACCCCGAATCCGGGTTGCAACAGACGAGGGCTATTTAGCTCGATTACACACTGACGCGTCTGTAAATATAAGTCCTGTGTAACACCCATCATTCAGGTGGAATGAGTGAACCACTTGCTAGATGTAAAAATTACCCACTTGCTACAAATAATAAAGAATCCTCCAGTCCGTCCGGAACTACATCCGGATTCTCCAACGATGGAAATCTTGCCAACAAGAGTTCGATGAACACTATTGGTGACGTTTCCACCGCAATTGCCCAACCTGATGTAACACCAGAAACTCGTTCGCAAGAAATTACCGGTTTCATAGATGATGCAACGACTATGAATGCAAGTCTGCCCCATTTAGTCACTCCTTCACCCACAGTGATAAGTGATTCTATGGAATCCAGAATTCATACCATAGTTGATGTATTGTCTAGACCCGTTAATGTTGCGACCGGTATCTGGTCTACATCATCCTTACAAGGTAATACAATACTTTCTTTAGATTTTCCCCAAGCTATCTTTGATAAATCGGTGAATGTTGTTGATAAATTAAATTTCTTTGCTTTCTTTCGTGCAGATGTTTGCATAAGAGTTATGGTAAATGCCAATACTTTCCAACAAGGTAAGTTACTTGGTTATTTCACCCCTTTTACGCAATACGTCGGCGAACGTGCTAATGTTTCTAATTTCTTAACTTCAAAAACAGCATTTCCCCATGTTATTATTGATGCTTCCACTGGTAATTCGGCAAACCTTGTTATACCGTATGTAGCTCCATATTCCTCTTATCGACTTTTCGATAAGACAGGTAATATAGGATCATTTTTCCTCGTAGTTCTTAATGAACTATTCCAGGAGAATGCTACGTATACGGTACAAGCTTGGTTTACGAATATCTCAGTTGACCTTCCTTCCGGCCTACTGAATAAC